CTACAGTAACTCATGCCAATGTATTAGGTGCGGGTGAGTTTATTGATGTTGGTGCCAATGCTGGTATTACAACTATCAATAACTTAACTCTTGATGTACCTAACGCTACAACAGTAACAATTGGTGCTCAGTCATCACCAACGTCCGTTACATTTGAAAGCACACCAAATACATCATTTGTATCGATTGCGGCAACCACAAACGCCACTGACACCACTACAGGTGCTTTAAGAGTTGCTGGTGGTGTTGGTATTGCTAGTGATGTTTATATTGGTGGAGACCTTGATGTTGCTGGAGCATCTACATTTACTGGAGATGTAACTTATTCTGGTAATGTAACTGTTCAGCAAGATCTAACAGTCAATGGAAACACCAATTTAGGTAATGCTGATACTGACAATATCACTATTGTTGGTTCTATAACTCACACTGGTTCTATTAATGCCACAGGTGGTGCCCAATTTGATGCTGTTGGAATTAGTTCCAATATTATCTCAACTAAGTCTGGTCACGGCAATACCCTTTATATTGACCCATATCCCGATGGTTTGAGTAATGAAGGAACAGTTATTATTAAAGGTGACCTCCAAGTTGACGGCACTACAACAACTGTAAACTCAAGTTCTGTTACAGTTAACGAACCAATTCTTAATCTTGGTGATGTAACCAGTGTTAGAACCGTAATGGCGGTTGTTGGTTCTGGAACAACAGAAATCACTTTAGATTCCGTCGTTGGTATCAACACTGGCGATGTCATTGACAATGCTGGAGTTGCTGGTCTACCAGCACTTGCTGCTGATAGAACCATTCTTTACTACAATTCTGGAACAAAGATTGTATCTATTGCGGCAAATACAACTGCCCAGATTGGAATTTCAACTCAATTAACAATCACCCACGCTTTTGATACAAACACTGATAGAGGTGTTTCGTTCAATTATAACACAAGTAGTGGAACTAGTAATAATAAAACTGGTTTCTTTGGTTTTGATGATAACTCGATAGCAACCAGTGGTGTTTTTGAATCACATGCCGATGACAGCAGAAGATGGACTTTTGTTCCAGATGCATCCGTATCAAATAGTGTTGTATCTGGTACAAAAGGTTTCTTAGATATTAAAGGTATTTACTACCAGAGTGGAGATTTCTCAACTCATGGTATTGTTTACTTTGATAGCACTGGATTACAAAGGTCAACATCTGCACCATCATCTGCAACGTTTACATCAACGCAGATTATGACTGCGGTAACCGAAGTTGTTCTTACATTAGATTCAACTCATAGTTTTACAGCAGGTCAACAGATTACCCAAGCAAATAATGCTGCTGCTTATGGTATGGTGAAAACTACTACATCCAGCAGTAATAGTGTTACTTTGATTGGTGTTCAGGGAACATTTGATACTACAAATGATCTTCTGAAAGAAGGAGCTAATATTTCAATTGTTCCGACCGTTGTTTCTACTACATATAGTGATAGACCTGTTTGGACAACAACCATTGACGGAGGAACGTTCTGACGATTATGAATAGTGAAGTTGACATTAATGTTTTAGTTGGTCTTTATAATCAAAAAATAGCAGCACTAACAAATCAAAACATTTTACTAGAAGCAAAATTACAATCTTTAACCAAAGATTTTGAAGTGGAAAAAGAGCAACTGTTGGCACAATTGCTTGATGCAAGGAGGGAACAAGGTTCCCTCCCAAAACAAAAATCATCCAAAAAAACTGATGATTATCAGAACTCAGAGGTTGAATAATGGCAAAACCATCAACAAGGCAAGAATTAATTGATTACTGCTTAAGGAGACTTGGCGCTCCCGTTTTGGAAATTAATGTTGATGATGATCAGATTGATGATCTTGTTGATGATGCCTTCCAATATTTCCAAGAGCGCCATTTTGATGGTGTTGAAAGGATGTATCTAAAGTATGAAATTACTGGTGAAGACATCAGTAGAGGTAGAGCATCTGGTACAAGTGGTGTTGGTATTGTAACAACTTCAGCAACATCAACAAATATTAGTGGTTATGGAACAACCACTTCAAACTTTTATGAAAATTCTAACTTTATTCAAATTCCAGATTCGGTAGTTGGAATTGAAAAAGTATTTAAGTTTGATACTAGCACCATTTCTGGTGGGATGTTCAGTATTAAATATCAATTATTTTTGAATGATCTTTACTACTTTAACTCTGTAGAACTTCTACAATACTCGATGACAAAGAGTTATTTGGAAGATATTGATTTCTTATTATCTACAGACAAGCAAGTTAGATATAATAAAAGGCAAGACAGACTATATCTTGATATCGATTGGAATCAACAATCTGCTGGTAACTTTTTAGTTATAGACTGCTACAGAATTTTAGATCCTAGTGATTATGCTGGGGTTTACAACGATAGTTTTGTTAAAAAATATCTTACTTCACTAATCAAGAGACAGTGGGGTCAGAACTTAATTAAGTTTAGAGGAGTTAAATTACCTGGTGGTATTGAACTCAATGGTAGAGAAATTTATGAGGATGCCGAAAGAGAATTAGATCAACTCAAGCAAACTATGATGCTTGAGCACGAATTACCACCTCTCGACCTTATTGGATAATGGCACTTAATCCGTTTTTTCTACAAGGATCACAGACTGAACAAAGACTTGTTCAGGAATTAATCAATGAACAGTTGAGAATGTATGGAGTTGATGTCACATATATTCCAAGAAAATTTGTAAGAAGAAATACTGTTATTAGAGAGATTGAATCGTCTAAATTTGATGACAATTACACTATAGAGGCATATGTCAATACTTATGAGGGGCATTCTGGATCTGGTGACATATTAACAAAATTTGGAATGTCTCTTAGAGATGAATTAACGATCACTATTTCTAGAGAGAGATTTGAAGATTTCATTGCGCCATTTTTAGAAGCAGAGAGTGATGATGAGATTGTATTGTCATCTCGTCCAAGAGAAGGAGACTTGATTTATTTCCCACTTGGGCAGAGATTATTTGAAGTAAAATTTGTAGAGCATGAAGATCCTTTTTATCAGTTAGGTAAAAATTATGTCTATCAACTGAAATGTGAACTATTTGAATATGAGGATGAGGTCATCGATACTTCTATTGAAGAAATTGATACACAAGTTCAAGAAGAAGGATATATTACAACTCTTACACTTCTGGGTATCGGTGCTACAGCACAAGCATCTGCCACTATCAATAGTGGTTATGTGAGAGAAATATTCTTAAATAATGATGGTAGTGGATATACTTCTACTCCGGTAGTTAGATTTACCGATGCTCCAGAAATTACAGGAAGTACGGCTACTGCAGTTGCAATAACAACAAGTCGTGCTGGAGTATTTTCTATACAAGAAATAAGACTCACAAATGCTGGATTTGGATATACTGAAACACCGACCATTTATATTGAAGGTGGTGGTGGAACTGGTGCTGCCGCAACATGCTCAATAGAAACAGATCAGAATGGTGTTATTTCACTATCTGTTGATGATGGTGGTTCTGGTTATGTAGTTGCACCAACGGTCACTATTACACCTCCAGTTGGTGCTGGAGCAACTGCATCGTCAACAATTAATGGTATTGGATCTGTTACTGGAGCAACAGTCTTTTTTGGAGGAAACTTCTATCTCCCATCAACTACAGTTAGTGCAATATTTGCTGCTCCAGTTGGTGTCGGTACAACGGCGAAAGGAACAGCACATACTAATTCTGTTGGTGTTGTTACTGGCATTACTGTAACTGATCCAGGATCTGGTTATGTATCAGCACCTACTGTAAGTATTGGTAATAGTGCTGCAGATAAGCAGTATGTAAATGCACTTACTGGTCTAACAACTGCAACTGCCGTTGCTGGTATTTCTACTGGTGGTATTGTGACTGCTATCAGAATCACCAATCCAGGATATGGATATAGTTCAACTCCATCAGTCACAATTGCAGCACCTCCAACCGTTGCTGGTGTAGGAACTTATCAGTTTAACGAAGAAGTTGTTGGTTCTTCTTCTGGAACTAGAGCAAGAGTTAAGGATTGGGATGATACTACAAATCTTCTCAAAGTTTCTAATGTTAGTGGAACATTTACTCCTGGAGAAATACTAGTTGGCGCTGCTTCATCAGCAACATTCTCGATCAAAGAACACGATGAACGCGATTTGTATGATAAATACACAGAAAACGATGAAATCGAAAGTGAAGCAGATCTTATTTTAGACTTCACTCAATCAAATCCATTTGGTAACTATTGATGCTAGGAACTTATTTTTATCACGAAATACTTCGTAAAACAGTCATATCTTTTGGTACACTGTTTAATCAGATTTACATCAAGCACAGAGATGCTGAAAGTAATGTAATAAGTGAAATGAAAGTTCCATTGGCATATGGTCCAATGCAGAAGTTTCTGGCAAGAATTGAACAACAATCTGATTTGAACAGAGCGGTTCAAATTGGTCTTCCCAGAATGTCTTTTGAGATGAATAGCATTCAATATGATGCAACTAGAAAGACATCCGTAACTCAAACATTCAAGGCAGTAGACGATAATAATAGAATCAAAAAAGTCTACATGCCAGTTCCATATAATATTGGATTTGAACTGAACATTCTTACGAAGTTAAATGATGATGCATTACAAATAATTGAGCAAATTCTTCCATATTTTCAACCATCGTTTAATATTACAGTCGAACTTGTAGATTCAATTGGAGAAAAAAGAGACATTCCAATTGTTCTTGACAGCATCAACTTTCAGGACGATTATGAGGGAGATTTTTCTACAAGAAGAGCACTAATTTATACATTACAATTTACTGCAAAAACATACCTGTTTGGTCCAATTGCAGATAGCACAGAGGGCATTATTCGTAAGGTTCAGGTTGA